CAACTCGCTCGCACTCTAAACACTCCCGTCTCTGAATGGCGGTATGAGTATCAGTTGCCCGGCGATATGATCTCTGGCCCTCGTGCTTTGTTTAACTCTCCATCCTACGGGGCGCGTCCTGTTACTCAATGGGAAGTGTTTGAGGATAAAGTGCTGGCAAACTATGAAGCAGTTTACGTCGATTATCAGTTCGACACGGCAGAAGATAGACTTCCTTCGTATTTTGTTCAGATCCTGAAGTACTATCTTGCTTGGCACATTGCAGAACCAGTGACTGACCAGTTTACCAAGGGCCAATATTGGCAAGCCATTGCTGTTGGCACACCTCAAGAGAACGGTCGTGGTGGTTACCTTCGCCAAGCCATGAACATTGATGGTGCTAACCAGCCTAACCAGATGATAGAGGACTTTAGTCTTACTGGCGTGAGGTTCTAATGTCTCGCTTAATCCAGATCCAGACTAATTTCTCGGTTGGTGAAGTCGATCCGCTCATTCGCGGTCGTATTGATTTGGCCCAGTATTACTCTGCTCTGAAGAAAGCTACCAATGTTACGGTAATTCCACAGGGTGGAGTTCGTCGCCGTCCAGGCTTAAAGTTTCTTCACTCTCTGCCAGCTAATGCTTCTAATGGGGCTATCCTAGTCCCATTTGAGTTTAGCGTATCAGACAGTTACATGTTTGCAATCACTAATGAGCGCATCCATGTGTTTAAGAATGGAGCATTAATTACTAATATCAATGGCACAGGCCTTGATCATATTACCGCAACGACCCTGACATCTGCCATGCTGACCAATCTCAACTTTGCACAGTCGGCTGATACTTTGATCTTTGTGCATGAGGATCTTCCTCCGCAGAAGCTGGTGCGTGGTGCAAGTGATTCGTTATGGACGTTTAGCGCACTTACCATTGACCATTATCCCTATCATGCGTTCACACAGACGCTAACTTCTCCAGCGACAACACTTACGGCCAGTGCAAAAGACGGTACGATTGATCTCACTGCTGGTGGTGCAACCTTTACGGTTAATGATGTTAACCAATATATCCAGATTAAAGATGCAAATGGTTACGGCCGCGCTCGTATTATTAGTTTTGTTTCTACAACTGTAGTTACAGCGCAAACAGAGATTCCATTTAATAAAACAACAGCATACGCATCTGGTGCGTGGGAATTGGAAGGTGGCTATGAGCCTGTTTGGTCTGCTGCTAGAGGCTATCCTCGGTCTGTCACGTTTCACCAAGGCCGTCTATTCTTTGGTGGTTCTAAGTCTCGTCCTGCTACTGTATGGGGCAGTCGTGTAGGCGACTATTTTAACTTCAACCCCGGTACTGTTTTAGACGATGATGCAGTTGAAGCAACGGTCGATACGTCTCAGTTAAACTCAATTGTGCATTGCTACTCTGGACGTGACTTGCAGTTCTTTACCACTGGTGCTGAGTTCTATGTACCTCAGAACCTGATGGACCCTATTACTCCAAGCAACTTCTTTGTGAAGATTGCAACATTGAATGGCTGCAAGAAAGAAATCAGGCCGCAGGGTTTGGATTCTGGTACGCTCTTTGTCCAGCGGCAGGGCAAGGCATTAAATGAGTTTGTGTTTACAGACTCCCAGTTGGCTTACGTCTCTAACAAGATTTCGTTGCTGTCATCGCATCTACTCAAAGGTCCAACTGATATTGCTATTCGCCGAGCCACTTCCACGGACGAATCAGATCAACTCCTGCTCGTCAATGGCGATGATGGGTCGATTGTGTGCTTCTCCATGTTGCGCTCACAGCAAGTCATTGCGCCAAGTGAGTTCATTACTGATGGCCTGTTTAAGTCAGTCGGTGTTGATGTAGATACGATCTATGTAATTGTGCAACGTACTATTAACTCAGTCACAAAATACCATGTAGAGAAGTTTGACAGCGCGTTTACGGTTGACAATGCGGTCTCTGGTGGGGCAGCGGCATCTGTTACGGCTACTAACCTTGCTGCCAAGACATGTAAGGTCATTGCTGACGGTGTTGTGTTGCCTGATGCGGTAGCCAATAGTTCTGGTGTTGTAACATTTAGTCGCTCGTCAGTGACCAGTTTTCAAGTAGGTTCAAACTACGATGTTGAAATTACCACCATGCCTGTTGAGCCTCGTCTACAAAGCGGCAACTTGCGCGGGTTTAAGAAACGGATTATTGAAGTAAACGCTGAGTTTTACGAAACACAAACGGCATCTATTGCTGGACAAGAAGTGCAGTTTAGGAAATTTGATACTGCCGTGCTTGATTCTCCAGTAGTAGAATACACTGGAATTAAAACCATTGGGCCGCTCCTTGGCTTTGACTACGATGGCTCAATCACTATCACTCAACCTATTCCATTGAAGATGACGCTCCTCTTCTTGGATTACAAAGTTAGCGTGGGGCAATAGTATGTTTTTAGCAGCACCACTTCTAGGCGCAATGGGCATGGGTAGCGCAGTAGCAGCCACATCGGGGGTTATGAGCGCGATTGGATCTATCGCTTCTATAGCCTCCGCTGTTGGAGCGTTTGCTAGTGGTGGACAGCAGCAAGCTATGTACGATGCTCAGGCTAAACAGGCACAGCTTCGCGCACAGGCTGAAGAACTAAAATACAAGCAGCAGGGTGTAGCTGTTCTGGAACGGACCAACATGACTGCTGCTGCTATTGCTGCTCGCGCTGGTGCTGGTTCGGTCGATCCGTTCTCTGGCTCGGCAGCAGATCTTACATCCTATGCGTTCGGGCAGGGCTTTGGTGAGTTTAATATGACCGCTACTAACGCTGCACTGGCTCGTGAGCAGGGTGTTGCACAGGCTGGTATCTATCGCATGATGGGTCAGCAAGCCTACACTGCTGGTATCGCTAAGGGTGTTGGCGGCATCTTCTCTGGTTTGATGTCAGCATCGTCTATTGGTGGTGCGCCATTTGGTGCTGCGTCAGTTGCTCCATCAAATCCACTTGATGTGTTTGGAAGTGCTAACCCGGCTGGTATGGGCTTTGCGTCACCAATGGCTCGTGCATAATAGGATATACAAATGGCATTGCCTCGGTATCAGAATGTTGGTGTTGAAGTCGCTGGTGGGATTCGCGGGTTAGATTTCCCTAGCCGTGGTGAATCTACACGCGGGTTTGATACTATCAGCGCAGTCCTTGATAGGATGTCTGAATCATTCTTTAAAGAAGCGGCAACCGCTGCTACGGCTGAAGGTGAGAAGTATGGCGCTGAGAACGCTCCTTCTCCAGAGCAGATTGCCGAGGCGCGCAAGCTCAATCAACCAGTTGCACCTATCGGTGATTCCCGCACTTACTTTGGTAAGGCTGCTAGTCAAGCTGCAAGCCGCATTGCTGCAAAGAATGTTGCTGTCGATGCCGAACTCCAAATGGGTCTTATCCAGCGTGATGTTGCTGCTGGCAAAGTGTCGGCCAATGATGTTGTTCCTCGCGTTAATGCTCTTGCTAAAGGTTACTCAAGCGCACTGAAAGAGTTCGATCCAGTAATGGCCCGTAGTGTCGAGGCTGATCTTGCGTTGCACGGCAATAAGATGTTTCTTGCTGCATCCAAGAAGGCCACATCTGATGCAATTGCTGCTCAGGGTGCTAAGGCTGCGGAAGCGGCTGAAGAGACGGTTAAAAACTTAACAAACCTTATTGCACAAAATGGACCACAACTTCTTCAAAGTGGTGATGGTGCTATAGTCCATACAGTGCAACAACAACTTGATGATGTCTATGCTAAAGCGGAGAGCCAAATTAATGGCTTGCCTAAAGCTGCTAGAAAAGAAGCATTAAAAAACCTGCCTGTTTGGATTCAATCTGAGTTCAAGAGTTTTGTTGTCGATAAAATTGTCAAAGCTAAATCTGAAGATGAGTTGAAGCCAATTGTCGAAAGTTTGAAAACTGGACAATACGATGCGTTTTTTACAGCAAATAGAGATCAACGCTTTGACATTATTAAGGCTCTTGAAGGCGAGATTAATAAGTGGGAATCAAAAGAAAACCGTGGCCTTTCTGGTGAAAAAGCAAGACTAATTAAGTTGTCTGACAATATAATGGCATCTATAGATAGCGGAAAATCATTAGATCTTGCTATTCTACCTACAAAAGAACAAGTTCTTGCAACTTTTTCAAACGATCCCGCTCGTGGAGAAGTAATATGGTCGCAAATTTCGACGGCAGCAGAAACAAACCAAGCATGGACAGAAAACAAATATCGGTCTTATGAAGAATTAACTGCAAAACGCCGCCAGCTTGCTCAAGAATTTAAAGATTCTCCATTAGAGCAGTCTGCTGACCGTAAAAGAAAGCTAGATATTTTTGATAGGATGCTTTCTGCAAGAAACCAAATTCTTGAAAAAGATCCAGCGGCATTTGCTAGCCAACTTCCAGAGGTCAGAGACGCATATGAAAAAACAACTAGGCCATACGCTCTTGCAAATAATCTTACTCCGGGACAAAGGGTAGCCGCATACGAAAATTATGCCGAGGTTATGACAAATGCACAGGTTTATCTTGGTCTGCCAGACTCTGCTGTTAAGATTCTACCAAGGGGAGAAGTAGATAGTCTTATTGCTGAATGGAAAGAAACAACTGCAGGCGGATCTTTTGCAACCCAGTGGCTGCAAGAGCAAGCAACACTGTACGGTAAAGCATGGCCTAGCGTTATGAAGCAGTTGCAACCAGACCTTCCTCCGACTGCTGTTATTATTGCGGGTATGCAAGATCCATTACAACGCACCGCAGCAGAAACACTAGCTAACCTAAGCACAAAACCTAATGAAGATGGGATGAAAAGCTGGCGGCAAGAAAACCAAGCACAAGCAAAGGATATTAATGAAGCCCTGAACAGAGCAATGAATCCATTTGAGGCATCAATTGCTGCATATCAAGACTCTCCTGCTGTATCGGCTGCATACAACAACGCAATTAGAACTCTTGCAACAGGCTATGTTATAACGGGTAAATCTCCAAGCGAAGCAGTAGCACAGGCTTATAAAGAAATACTCGGGTCACAATACTCGTTCCATGACACATTCCGTGTCCCGTCGAACATAAGAAATGCGAATCGAATTGCACAAACAGCAAATGAACTAAAGTATTATTTAGGGGAATATAATATTAAAATTCCAGACTCTTTAATGAGCAATACTACTGGTATGACTGATGAACAAAGAAGAAAGGTTTACCTTGAAAGTCTGCGCGACAACGGCAAATGGGTGAATAACCCGGATGACCGCTTTGGGTTGATTTTTATAGATGGGTCGGGTGCTATTGTGAAACGCGAAAATAGACGAGTAGATGGCGAAATAGAAACCTACCCTTTTGCATTGAGCTGGGATGAACTATCTACTGAGGTAACGCGCCCAGTATTCCAGTTTGGTAGAGAAATACCTGTACCTCGCGTTTTGCCAGGGATAAAATAATGCCAATCATAGGCACTTTATCTGATAGACAGGCATACTTTGAAGAGCAGCCTACTGCTTTATCAACTGCGCTTGGCTTGACGGCAGAAGAAACTTTGCTTCGCAGTCCTGTGCCGTCCATCTATCGTGCTGTCGAATTGTTTGCTGCTTATCGCAATGAGGATTCTCCTTTAATTACACCCTCGGATGCTAAGGAAAAGATTAAACAGTATGGATTTGATCTAACAGTTCCAGAGGAAGGCATCCGAGAGTCGGCGTTAAATATTTTAATTAGTCGTAAGCAAAATGAAATTAGGATTCAAGATACATTATCTCGCAGTCCTGATGGCTTCTTTCCGACTACGGCAAAACTGGCAACGGCTCTTGGCGCGTCTTTAATTGACCCGCTAAACGTAGCATCTGCATTTATCCCGGTCGTTGGCGCAGCACGGTACACATCTCTTATTGAAAATGCTGGTGGTGCTGTGGGACGTGCAATGGTTCGCGGTCGTGTAGGCGTTATGGAAGGTGTAGTCGGCGCGGCTGTCATTGAGCCATTTGTTGCTGGTGCTGCTATCTATGAGCAAGCCGACTACAAGATGACCAACTCCATTGAGAATCTAGCCTTTGGCGGGTTGTTTGGCGGTGGCTTGCACATGGGTGCTGGTGCTATTGGAGACGCTCTGTCTCGTGGCGGCTCTGCTTATACGACTAAACCTACTGGCAAGATGAGCGAAACAATCAATATGCTCGATGCTAGTACTAGGCAGCAAGCGTTAAAGACCGCCATCTCGCAGGCTATGAGCGGCAAAGAGATTGATGTTGAAGCTATCCTGCATCTCGATCCAAAGTTTGCCCCGTTAAAAGATCGTCTGTTGACTAGCACTTCAATGACTCCGTTCACTGAGGTCAAGCTGCCAATCAACCCGACAGACCCTGCTCCGTTCTTGCAACTTGGCGCATTTGGCCCATCTGCTAATGTAACCAATGGCAACCGTACAACTGCTATTGCGTTAAAGAACGATGGCACACCGACTGTCTTTGCTACGTTTGAAGAAGCAGAGAAGCTCCAGAAAACTATTGAGCGGCGTAGTGATGAGCGCATGGAGATTGCCAAGCAACCTGATGGGCAGTTCATTCTACGCCGGGAGTTTCCAGAGCAGCCAGCTAGAGATACTAGCGGCAACGTATTCCTGTTTGACAACGAACGTGCTGCTTTGAAGGCAACAGATTCCATTTTGGCGTTACAAGGCGGCAACTATTCTGCTGTGCCTATCATGGTCAATGACGAGATGAAGTGGGCATTGGTTGATAACGCATCGCCAGAGTTTGTGTCTGCTGCCAAGCACTCTCCTGATCTTGTGTCGTTTGACGTATCACACATCAATCGGTTTACCGATACCAGCATGATGAAGCAAACTGCACCAGAGGATCTAACTCGGCTGCAAGAGGCAATCAGGCAGTCATATAAACCTGGCAGATACCGCTTGTCTGATCAGGAATCATCTATTGCTGCCACTAAATATCTTGAAGAAAAGTCTGTTAAAGTAGACGATATAGCCGCTGTTGATGCAGACATCGAGTATCATATACAAAAAGCAGATAGTCTTGCTGCTACTCTTGGCATCGAAAAGGAACTGGCTAAAGATATTGAAGGCTTTGATTTGCTGGTCAAAGACGCTGAAGATATATCTAGAGGCATTGAAGCTGCCGCTACTTGTTCGATTAGAAGGGGCTAACAATGGCTATCACAGATTGTCTGCTTGAAGTTGAAACAGCAGTAGGCCGCAAACTCAGCACTGATGAAGCTGAGATGATCTTTGAAGAAGTGCAGAAGCGCGAGAAGATTGCTCGTGCCAAGAACTCTCTTGATACAGTAGACGTTGCTATCCGCGATGCCGCTAGTGAACTTGCCAAGCAATTGATTCGTGCTGCCAAGATCGAGAAGCGCAATGCTGCAATCTCGTTTATCAAGCGCACGGAAGCATTGGAATACATCAAAACAAATTTTGCTAATGCACCAGAGAAGGGGTTGGAGTCTATTCTAACTGGTGTCAATACAGTTAAACTTGGCTCTCGTGATAGTGTTGCGGCAAGGCAGCATACTCTTTTAACAGAATGGGGCCGTGGATTTATTGCAGATCTCGACAATGCCGGAACGTTGCATATCCTCACATCTGGTGAGTTTGATCGTGACATTTCCCGTGCGTTAGAGACAATTGATAACCCGGCGGCTGCTCCATTTAAAGGGCTACCAGAGGTTATGAAAACTGCGGAAGTCATTAACAAATGGCAAGAAACAATCCGCATGAAATATAATGATAATGGCGGCGCAGTTGACAAGCAAGTTGGCTACATCGTGCGTCAGTCACATAGTTCAGACAAGATTCGGCGCGCTGGCAAAGACACTTGGGTTAGTGGCATTATTGAAAAGCTGGACATGGCTCGTACTTTTGAGGATGGAGCAGATCCAAAAGAAGTTCTCGGCAAGATCTACGATAACTTTGTTAGCGGCGTTCACCTCAAATATAAAGAGGAAGTTACTGGCTTTAAAGGCGGCACTGCAAACCTTGCCAAGAAGGCCAGCCAAGAGCGGGTGCTGCATTTTAAAGACGCTGACAACTGGTTTGATTATCACCGAGAGTATGGTGTTGGAACTATTGCTGATGCAGTTACGCATTCAATGAACACGGCTGCTCAGAACATTGGCCTGATGAGCAAACTTGGCCCTAACCCAAGCGACAATTTTAACCGTATTGTTGAATATCTTACTATGTCGTTAAAGGACCAGCCCGAAAAACTTCGTTCTTTGCGAGAGGCCACCAAGCGAAATGGTTATCTTAACAATGTTTTTGCTGAGGTTGATGGCACATCGCGGATTCCTGTTGATGGCATTTTAGCTAATGTTGGATCAGGAGTTAGATTTGTACAAACAACATCTAAACTTGGTGCTGCTGTTTTTGCGTCAATAACTGACCTTTCAAGCGTTATGTCTGAAATGGCATATCAAGGTCATAGCCCAACAGCCGCTCTCGCAGAATCAATTGTTAGTCTTGGGTCTGGGCAACGCGGCAAAGATTTTGCAATAGTTGACGCTGGTCTTGGGGTATGGACAGATGCACAGCGCGGTGCAATGTCAGGTGCTCGATATGCTGGGGATGATAATCTTCCCGGGGCAATGTCAAGACTTCAACAAGTTTTTTTTAAACTGAATGGTCTAACTTGGTGGACTGATACGCTGCGGTCATCGACAATCCGCATGATGTCGCACATTTCTGCTCTGTCAAAAGATCTGCCATTTGAAAAGTTATCTTCTGATATGCAGCGTGTTTATAGTCTTTATGGAATTGATGCTGGTCGCTGGGAAATCATCAGGTCAACTGCGACTAAAGCAGTAGATGGTCGAGAGTATCTTTTGCCATCTGCTATTAAAGATCTTCCCGACGAGATGTTCGCAAAATACATTACAGACGCTGGCGGCAAAGTTTCGCCTCGTGCCATCAATGAATTGAAAGATGAGATTAAAACGCAGTTTGGCGCATACTTTCATGACCGTGCAGATTTTGCAGTGCTTCAGCCAGATGCAAGAACACGTTCTATTTTAAATCAGGGCACTCAACCTGGCACTCCAGTAGGAGAGTTGTTGCGATTTGTTACTCAATTTAAATCATTTCCGACCGCATATGTCCAAAAAGTATTAGGGCGTGAAGTATATGGCAGAGGTGCTGACCCATCTGCTGGGCTTATTGACGCGCTTAAAAGCGGAAATGGTGAGATGATGGGTCTAGCCCAATCGTTTATTTGGTCTACATTGTTTGGTTATATTGCTTACAATGCCAAAGATCTTCTGCGTGGTCGGTACACTGAGAAGCCTGAATCTGCCGCTGATTATGCCAAGATGTTGCAAGCCTCAATGCTGCAAGGTGGTGGTGCTGGTATCCTCGGCGACTTTATGTTTGGAGAAATGAAGAATCGCTATGGCAATACTCCATTAAGTTCAATGCTCGGCCCGACAGCGGGTACAGTAGAAAGCGTTCTTGATCTTTTTGGTAAGGCAAAGTCTCAAGCTATCACTGGTAAAGATGAGAACCTTGCTGCAAATGCCTATAAAGTGGTGATTAACAATACGCCGTTTGCCAACCTGTTCTACACTCGAATGGCACTTGACTATATGATTACCTATCGTCTGCAAGAGTCAATGAATCCTGGTTACCTATCTAGGATGGAAGAGATAGCGAAGCGAGAGCAGGGCAAATCGTTCCTCTTCCCGCCAAGCCAGTATGTAAGATAGCAAGTTTGAACGAAACAACACTTTGCTGTATAAGAAGGTATGAGGTGCTTCAATGGCTGACTATAACATCACAGCGGTAACACGGCGCAAGGTCTACTCTGGTTCCGCAGGGGTAGGGCCATACGCCTTTACGTTCCCAGTCATCAGTCAGACTGACATTGCTGTCTATAAAAACTCAACGCTGCTAACACTCACAACTAATTACACTGTAACAATTAGCAGCGCAAATGGCACTGGTAGCGTTACTCTGGTAGTAGCTGCGACTAACGCAGACCAGATCACGATTGTCGGATCTCGGACTATTCAGCGCACGACAGACTTTGTCACCGCTGGTGATCTCTCGGCTGCATCTTTGAATGAGCAGCTTGATGGCGAGATCATCATGATCCAGCAGATCGCTGAAGAGAACAAGCGCACACTCAAAGCACCAGTGTATGATCTTGAAGCTGTCGAAGATGGCGGCGTTCTCAACATGGTTCTGCCGACTGCTGCTAATCGCGCTGGCAATGTGCTGGCATTTGATAGCAACGGTAATCCAATTGCTACCGAGGAAATCGGGGAGTATCGCGGTAACTGGGCAACTAGCACTGCATATGCCTTGCGCGATATAATCAAAGACACTAGCAACAATAACATTTATCGTTGCAAAACAGCGCATACTTCAACTGGATCTCAGCCAATCAGTTCAAACACTGACAGTGCTAAGTGGGATCTGATTGTTGACGCTGCTTCTGCAAGCACAAGTGCTGCTGCTGCTGCTTCCAGTGCCTCTGCTGCTTCATCTAGTGCCTCTGCTGCTTCTTCTTCTGCATCTAGCGCGTCATCGTCTGCGTCTAGTGCTACATCCTCTGCATCGACGGCTACGACTCAGGCTTCTAATGCCTCAACGTCTGCTACTAATGCGGCATCATCTGCATCTAGCGCATCGACTAGCGCAACCAACGCTAGCAATAGTGCAACTGCTGCGTCTAACTCTGCTGCTCTTGCCGCCGCGTCTGCCGCTGGTGGCCTTTACTCTGCTGTTATAGACAAGAGTGCAAACTACACGGTTGTGCTTGCAGATGCTGGTAATTTGATCCGTGTTACAACAACCTCTGGTGCAGTAACAATTACGTTACCACAGATCAGCACTGTCACTGATGGCTTCAAGGTTGCCATCGTCAAATGGACTGCTGATAGCAATGCTGTCACTATCTCTCGCTCTGGCTCTGACACAATCAATGGTGCGACCAGCGCAAGCATTGGCTCTCAATACACTCAGACAACTTTTGTTGCTGACTTTGAAACCAATCAATGGTTTGCATCTACATCTGGTCTTGGTTCTACAAACGTAGTCATTGATACGTTTAACGGTACTGGATCTCAAACTGCATTTACGCTCTCTGGTGATGCTGGCACTGAGAATAACACCTATGTCTATGTTAGTGGTGTCTATCAGGCCAAAGCTACATACAGTCTGTCTGGAACAACTCTTACATTCTCAACTGCTCCCCCTTCTGGAACGGGAAATGTTGAGGTCGTATGGACTCAACCACTTCCTGTTGGCACACCTAGCGATGGCACAGTTACGCCAGCTAAACTTTCTACTGGTGGTCCATTTTGGAATTCTGGTGGTAACGTAGGCATTGGTACAACAGCAGGTACTACAACTGTTGCCAGCGGATTAGCTATCAATAATGCTACTGCTACAAATTATCCGGGTTTGGAGATTCAAACTGCTGGCGTTACTCGCATGTTTTTTAATGCAAACAATGCCGCATCATATATTACCAGCGTAGGTACAAGCCCACTTTCTATTTATACAAATAGTGCCGAACGTATGCGTATCGACTCCAGCGGCAACGTAGGGATTGGGACAAGTTCGCCAACTTCAAAACTAACTGTTGCTGGTAACGCTTCAATTCAAGATGGCGCAGGATATGGTTGGGCTGGATTAACCACATATGTTGGTGGTTCTTCCGCTAGCAATTTTGTCAATGTTGTTACAAATAGCACCGAACGTATGCGCATTGACTCCTCCGGCAATGTACAAGTTGGCGGCACAACCGTTGCCAATACCGTTGGATACGTTAACTCCCGCACAAATACTCGTGCATGGGTTCGTTGGACAGGTTCTACTGGTGCAGTTGTATCTTCATATAATGTTAGTTCTGTAACACGCAATTCTACTGGTGATTATACGGTCAATTATACGACTGCTCTTGCAGACGCTAATTATGCGGTCATTGGTATGCATGCTGGTGATTCATCATATGCAAGTTATGGTGTATATATACAGCAGAAATCAGCACCTACTACATCGTCTTGCGCTATTACTACACGATCAAATGCAGGGACTTATGTTGATCCAATCACTGTCAATCTTGTCATTTTCGGGAATTAAAACATGACACAAGTTATTGTTTATACAAACGACAACGGCAATGTTTCAGTTTGCTACCCAAGCGGTGAACTGCCGATTGAAGATGTGCTGGCTAAAGACTGTCCAGAAGGCGCGATCATTATTGATGCTGATGCTCTTTTACATGGTGAGGATGATTTCTTTGATGCTTGGCGGTTAATTGATGGCATCATTATTGTTGATCTTGATACCGCTAAGACTCTTGCAACTTCACGATTTAATGAGGCTGCTAAAATCACAGCAGATGAACGCTCTAGAAACACAGCCATTGGCATTGCTAATGACGTATCTGACGCAGACTTCATTTCTGGCCTAACTGCTAAACGTGCTGCCATTGCTGCTGCTACATCCACTGCAGAACTCCGCGCTGTTTAAGGATTAACATTATGGCACTTACACAAGTACCTAACTCAATGCTGGCCTTTGATGGCGGTCCTCTTGGTATGCGTAACCGCATCATCAATGGCGATATGCGGATTGATCAGCGCAATGCTGGGGTTGAAGTAAATCCTGCTGTAACTGCCACATATTATCTTGATAGATGGCAAGCGACATCTACTGCCGCATCAAAATTTAAAATCGGTCAAAATGCTGGTGCAGTAACTCCACCAACAGGATACATAAACTATCTTGGCTTGACTTCACTTTCATCATATACGGTTGGAGCGGCGGAATCATTTGGCGTTAGACAGCTTATTGAGGGTTTAAATGTCTCTGATCTGGCTTGGGGTACGGCATCTGCGGCAACAGTAACTATATCTTTTTGGGTGCGTAGTTCACTAACTGGAACTTTTGGTGGGTCACTAAGAAATAGCGATGGCACTAGGTCGTATCCGTTTACATACACAGTTTCTGTGGCAAATACATGGGAACAGAAAACTGTAACAATAGCTGGAGATACATCTGGAACTTGGCTTACAACTAACGGAATTGGTATAATATTAATTTTTAGTATTGGCGCAGGCTCAACATTTTCTGGAACTGCTGGAGCATGGGCGGCAGCAAATTATCTTTCAGCCACTGGCGCAACATCTGTAGTAGGCACATCCAGCGCAACTTTCTACATCACAGGCGTACAGCTTGAAGTTGGCTCTGTCGCCACGCCGTTTGAGCGGCGGCTGTATGGGCAGGAACTTGCGCTGTGTCAGCGGTATGCTTATAAAACAATAGGATCAACTGCAACTTATTGCTATTTTCCAGCGTCTGGCGCAGTGGATTCAACAACTACTGCACAGTTTGTCGAAATGTTTCCTGTCCCTATGCGCTCGTCATCTGCGCTTGCGTTGACTACAACGGGGACAGCAGCAAACTACTCTTTATATGTCGCTGGGGCTGTAAGGGCTTGCACTGTTGTGCCAACTATCGGTGCGCCTCAAGGTTCTGGTGATGCGTGTCATTTTACCGGAACTACCAGTGCTGTTTTGACTGCTGGTCAAGCATGTCAACTTATCGGAACAAACGCATCCGGCGCATATCTCCTTTGGACTTCGGAGTTATGACCATGACAACGGATGACACACGAGTGATCATAGACTCAGCGGTAGCTTCTGGTGCTATCACTATGCCCTTGTGGGTCATTCATATGCATGAGTATCTACAGATCTTTACTCTTGTTGGTGGTCTTATTTTGGTATCTATTCGTATCTATCTTGCCATCAAGGAAGCGAGAGGCGAGTAATGAATGGACCCCTTAACAGTCTTAGCTACAATCAAGGCAACTGCTGCCACTGTTAAGACTGCGATTGGCGTAGGCAAAGAACTTGTCTCGGTAGCCAAAGAACTCTCCGACATTATGAATGGGGTGGCTCACCTCACCCAGATAGCAGCGCAGCCTAAAGGTTGGCGCAAAGGTGGATCTGCGGAAGCCCGTGCTATTGAAGCCTTTGCTGCCAAGATGGAAGCGGAGAAGATCGAGCGTGATGTTAAGTCACAAATAGTTCAAGTATATGGTGTACGCGCTTGGGAACAGATCCAGCGTGATGTCGTGCGTATCAGAAAAGAGATGAAGATCGCTGCAATTGAACGCGCAGAACGAATAGAGTATATGATCGAAGTAGGATTTACTATTGCTCTCGCTCTGATCTTGCTTGCAATGGTATGTTGGGCGTTATGGTTTGCTATTCACTATAACCTTGTGTGAGGATTAATGAATGGATCTCTCAAAGATCGGTGGCCTTTTGGCTCAATTGGCTCCTACGGTAGCGACTGCTCTTGGTGGCCCTCTCGCTGGATTGGCAGTGAAGACCCTATCAGAAGCGATGTTTGGTCACCAAGATGCAAGCGAATCAGAAGTCCAAGCCGCTCTAATGAGCGCAACGCCAGAGCAATTGCAGAAGCTGAAAGAAACAGACGCATCCTTCAAACTCAAAATGAAGGAACTTGATATTGATCTTGAGAAGATCTCTGCTCTTGATCGAGACTCTGCCCGTAAGATGCAGATGGAGACCAAGGACTGGCTTCCAAAGATCCTGACCATCATTGTGACCATTGGATTCTTTGGCATCCTGTTCTGGCTTCTTGTTCGCGGCGCACCACCATCTGGAAGTGAAACTCTGATTTACATGCTGGGTGCGTTAGGCACTGCATGGACTGGTGTAATGCAATTCTATTTTGGTTCATCCGCTGGTTCGAAACAAAAGACAGATGCGCTTACTGTAAAGGATCTTAACAAATGAATGGCTTTCACGGCGAGGCACTCTCACTTCCTCCTGAAGAGATTCCAGTTATCGCGCACAAGTATGATCTCGAAGGTGCAGTGCTTCGTGCTGTCATGGCTGTCGAGTCTGCCGGGAATGGCTTCGATGCGTCTGGTAGGCCAAAGGCATTGTTCGAGCGGCATCACTTCTACAAGTGGCTGACCAAGCGCAAGAAGCTAGATGTACTGACTATCGCTGCCGAGGCTGGGCTGGCATATCCCAAGTGGGGAACTAAGCCCTACCCAAAGGGGTCGGATGCAGTCTACGCAGAGATTGAGGCCGCTTACGAGATGGCCCCTGAAGAGGCTCTATTGTCTACCTCATGGGGTCTCGGTCAGGTGATGGGTAGCAACTACTCAATGGTTGGTTGCGCGACTGTCGATGATATGGTTGAGGAAGCTATGCACTCGGAAGCGAATCAACTGATGCACATGGTAAACTTCATCAAGTCAGCCAATCTGCTCGACGCTCTTCGTGCTAGAGACTGGGCTACGTTTGCTAAGGGATATAATGGACCAGGTTATGCAACCAACCATTATGATACCAAACTGGAAACAGCATATCAGAGGTTCAAACTCTAATGGGAAACCAAATGCCTGATTCCCTGTTGCGGGAAACCATGCAGCAGTATGTCGATTGCGGTCAGAACTTTGCACTTGCCGCTAGGCTCAACGGTATTCCGAAAGAAACATTTCGGTCGCGTCTTGAGAGGGCAAAGACCAAGTTCTCGGTTGATGAGTTTCAGCCCAAGATTGAGTGGACTTACCCTAAGATCATCCAAGTCGATATGGCTGGCAAGACTGCTCTTATCGGTGGCGATGCACACATATGGCCCGGTCCTGTATCGACCATGTGGAAAGCCTTCTGTGCTGTAGCCAAGAAGGTGCGCCCTGAGTGCATAGTTCTGAACGGAGATATGCTCGACGGTGCTAGAGTCAGTCGCCATGCTGGTGTGCTAGGATCGAAAGCACCAAAGGTATCTGCCGAGATCGACGCTTGCCATGCTTGGCTGAAGATGCTTCCTCTGGCGAAGCATACTCACTGGACAATCGGCAACCATGACATGCGTGTCGATAACTATCTTGCCAACAATGCGCCAGAACTAGAGGACTATGCCGGGCGATTGCGTGACAGATTCCCTAACTGGAAGTTCAGTTACTCGGTGATGTTAAATGACGTTGAGGTGCGGCATCGCTTTCGGGGTGGGATTCATGCGACTTGGAACAATGCACTTCATGCTGGTCTGACGATTGTGACGAACCACACGCATCAGCTACAAGTTTACGCAGTTCGGAATCGAAATGGATCACACTGGGGGATTGAGACAGGGATGCTAGGTGATCCGCAATCTCCTGCGTTCGAATATACTGAAGGTGCACCATCTCGTGCAGTCGAAGGATTTGTTCTTCTAACTTTTGATGAAGAGGGCCATCTTCTACCGCCTGAGTTTTGTGAGATGGTTCGAGGACGGCCTGTTTTCCGTGGTCAATATCTAGCTTGACCGTCAGCATTACCATCTGTGCTGCGAAATATAGAATGGCCCCAGTTAAGAGGCCACCTATATACATCTGGGATAGTTCATCCATGAATGACTCCTATGTAAATCAGGAATATAACTAAAGCCGTGACAAGGCCAGCGATATATCCCTCTACATATGTAATCATTCTGTTAAGATCCAGTAAATAAACATGGGTAATGCTAACAAATAGAACACCATGATCTGGATGCAGCACTTTATATCATCTTTATTCACGCAGCTTCCCCATAATAAATTCTACTTCCTCATCAGTGACCTTGCTCTTCCTCTGGCTTGGCGAGGCAAAGTAACTAGCGAATCCACAGTAGGCTATCAGGTCTACCCAGCTATCATACTTCATAGGATCGTTATTGATCCTTGCCTGTTTAACAGCCATCATTACAACAGCAACATCATATGGTGTTATGTCCTTGCCAGAGAGTGTGCTTGCTATAGCTGATGCTCTATTAAATGATTCGACGAATCCACCATAGTCTGATCCCCGTTCAGATATAATCTCCTTAGCGTCATCAAGAATTTTCATCTGGCTTTGCTCCTATCCTCACGTGTATGTAGGCAAGGTCACTGCTGAGTAGGTAAACTTCTTCCTCTAGTTTCTCTACTTTCCCCCGCAACCGCTCAATCTCGGTGACGGCATCAAGCAATGTTTTATCTTTTTTTGATTGGGGAAAATGCAAATTTGATGGCACATAAAGTCGCAACCGTTCAACAATGTCCATCATTCAGTCTCCATTGTTTCCGCTTGAATAGATCCACCGTGTCAGTGCCTCGATCTCTCTGGCCTCAGCG